TTTCATACGCCTATGTGATCGCTGACATATTCCAGCCGCTTGCTTAGATGCGTGTTGGCTAGTGCAATATGTTTGACATCGTCCGTTATATTCGATTGTTTCAGCCGTGCATATGCCGTGCTTATCATTGTTTAAACAATGTTTTCTATCGCAATGTATCTGTGTCATTCTTACACTCCTCTGATAGATTTATACAAAAAATGAGATATATCCACGTAGATATACCTCATTATGTGATAGTTTTATTCATTTTTATTGTGTTGATTATTCAAAACTAAAGTTATACCGTTGGACTTCTGCCAATGTAACCACATAGGAGTTAGCGTTCCTTCTAATTCTCTATATTATGATTAGTTCCTAGGAAACAAATATAACTTCAGTTTTCAACAATCACTCAAAACTAGGTGCGTTGTTGATGATATGACAATGTATGCTATTGAGTTCAACCATGAAAAAACAAAGTTAAAAAATAAACACACCTAGTTTTCAATGATCATTACACACTCAATACCAACAACTAACTATTATGAATCGTACTTGTGTTAGGTTAAGTAACAATAGAATATATGACTAATTTTGGAGGCCCAGTTAGTTGTCAGTATTCAATATGTAAAAACCAATTAGGGTAGGTTCGTATTTAAGGTCAATAAGCTATGTTGAAAATATTCGACCTACCCTTATTAGTTTTGCAGTAAATTTTTACAAATTCTTAACACATACTTTGAAATTAGAAAAAAGTATTGTATTTCACTCATTAATCAAATATGGTTGCGCTGCTACTCTGTGTCCATCGATGAATTGTCCCACACCACATTTCGCCCATATACAACAAAGGCGCACTCTTATGTGGGTGCGCTTGTTGTTGTGTTTTGATTTACCTTTACAAGGAAAGAGTGAGTACAAGTCGCTTAGTGGCAACTTCTACATATATATTATACCTAATAGCAAACTCACTTGATACGGACAATCACGGACATTTGCAGACATTACTGGACAAGTTTTTTCCAAATTCCAATAGCGCTTTTTGCTTATATCGTTTTGCTTGTTTCGTGGAGTAGCACCCTATCATTTTGTAGGCATCTTCGGTTGTATTGTTGAGTACAAACTCATAACGCAAGATGATTGCCCCTAACTTTTCATCTAAGCTATCAATCTTAGTGATCGCATCGCATTTTAGTTTTGATAGTTCATCAATACGCTTATCACGTTCTGCTACTGTATCAAGAAATCTAGCTACGCTACCCTCTAACCCTTGCGGAGTGCCACCGCCAGTTACTCGGTCTTTACTATAATCAATAGCACCTATTGATGTAAGGTTCGCTCGTAACTGATTGATTTCTTCTTTGATAGATGCAATCTGTACATCAATTAACTTAACAGGTTGTAGATACTCAACCGCCTTTTCTATTAGTTTCTTTTCGTCTAGTTCGTTCAAACGCTCACCCCTTTAACGATGCACCAATAAAATCGACTATTTCCATAACGTTAGTGCCGTTATATTGCACAGCTTGAATTTCATTAACCCTTTTCTCATATCGTCTAAACACTTTCTATCCACTCTCCTTTATCCTCATTCCAAACAAACATCACTTCATCTTCTAAATAAAAGTTATCATCTTCATCAAATCCATAGTTTTTATCATACTCAATGGCTTTACCTATATAGAACACAGTTTCTTCGCTCTCAAATGCAAGCTGGCACAAGAAATCAAATGCATCTTTATAGCTTTGAGGTGCGATGTAAAAGTCGGAATGTTCAACATATCCACTATAATTTAACATTTCCATTGGTTTCCCCTACTGATAACGAATTATATATTTGATGTTTGATTTTAAGTCTTATTTTATCAACAAAAAAGTCCAACCTCATGCAATGTTCTATTTCAAATATTGTTGATAATTCTGTAATAGTTACAGTTGATAATTTATATATAATTTTTATGCTACTGTCCTCTCTTTCAATCTTAGGTTTACAGATTGTATCACCAATAACAATTGTTAAAGCACTAGATAACAATTCTAAATTAATCATACACACCCCCATATTGTTTATCTATTTCATATCTATATTGTGATATAACTTGTTTCTTTATATCCAACGCAAGTTGCTCTAGCGTAAGATTTAAAAGTTCTAATTTAATCAATGGTAATTCTATACCTATATTGATATCTCCATATTTGTAGATAATACTAAATCCACCAAAATCATATGTAACTTTAGGCTCTAACAATTCATCGTTATAAACAAAGGTCAACGCACGTTGCAATGTATAAATAGTATCTTCCATACCAATTCGTTTTATATCGTTATAAATCCTCATGCTCACCTCTTATGATAGGGCGGATATTTCACCGCCCGCCTTTCTTTATTTAAAACAACTATTTTTACTTACCAGTACTACCAATACCACCAGAACCGCGCGCCGTTTCAGTTAATTCATCAACTTCTAATAAATTCAATGCGCCAACTGGTACAAGAACACCTTGCAACAATCTATCACCCTTTTGAATTAGATATGCATCATCGCTGGTATTTTTAAATATGCCTTTAATTTCACCGCGGTAATCTGCATCAATCACACCAAAGGAATTTGGAATGACTAACGGAGTTTTACTCATGCTCGATCGTGGCGCAAGCATTAACATATATCCCTTTGGAATTTCCATTGCTAAACCTAGCGTTACATATTGCGTTTGATGCGGTTCTACAACAACGCTTTCCGGTTGGTAAAAATCCATTCCGGCAGCGGCCGCACTGCCCATTTTAGGTAACAATACGCCATTCATAAACCGCTTAACCTTGATTATGTTCTCTTTTTCACAACCAAATACAAACTTCTTTAACTTACAGATTAAACCCATTTAATATCCCCCTATTTTAAAAGTTGTTCTAATACGGCGTTTCGCCTGTCCATGATACGAATTTCTGCCCGCGGGTTTTCTTTATCGATACCGGCTATGCAGCTTTCACCATATGAACATATCCATTTATCATCGTCGATCACACCGGCTTTTGTTAATATATCACTGGTTGCTTGCAGTAATCCTATTAGATCCGGCCAACTTCTTTTATTAGGCAAGTAATATTTACACTCAACAACTACAATGCCAGATATATGCAGTTTCTTTCCAGCCAATTGCCATAAACATGCATCTTCATAATTTGAATAGGCTTCCGACGGAATATAACCCCGTTTGTTGCCTTTTTTTATTATTTGCCCGTGGTTCTTTTTAGTAATCGGGCGTCCTTTGAATACTATGTCAATTACGCTCATTTTCTGCCAACCTCACATTGCACGGTTCTGCTTCTGTAATCACGCCCAGCATTCCATTGCTCCAGCTTGTTGCCCCGTAATTAAAATAGCAAACCTTCCCCCTGTTATATCTGGCAAAATACCGCCTTAACACTCCGTATGTAGTTTTGATAATGATAGGCGTATCAACCGGAACCTTTTCCCATTCCACAATACCCAGTAACGCACCAATAGAATATTTATCTGTTTTAGGACTTAAACCCAATACACGGCATGGAATACGCGGCGTATGCTCCCGCACTTTAAAATGTCCACCGTTTTCAATAAAATCTGGGTTTACAAAATAAGCATATACCCCGATAATTTTAATATCTCTATATCCTTCTTGGTGCATTTGTTCTAATAACCATTTTTGCTCATTCGTCATAATTCAATTCCCCTTTTGTTAATAAATGCTTGATTTGTTCCTTAACATGATACAAATACAACTCCATTGTTCCGTTAAAATGTTGTAAATTTTCTTTTGAAATTACTTGTCTTAACCGTTTTTGCTTTATACCGTTTGGAATATTATATTCAACGATGATGCAATAAGAATTTGCGGTTATATTTGGTTTTAAAATTCTATTTCCAATAACAATGGTTAAAGCACTTGCAAATTGTTCACGTGTATATGTTAGATCATTTGCCTTCACAAGTTTCTTCATTTTCCACACCTTTTATTTTGATATTCAAACGCTATTTCCGTTTTTGGAGCATTAATCATAACAATAATGCTATGATGTGCGGGCGATTTTGTATGCTCGCCCGTTTCACTTATAAATTTAATGCGCTTAGTTGGTATGTATACGCTTATATTGGTTTTGCTAAACAATTTATGCCGTTGTACCCCCCCCCAGTGTATCTATAGGCAATACCAGTACACACGGGCGCCCCGTTTCGATGCATCGCGCTATAATTTCATCTTTATTGCTATATGGCGGGTTAGTGATTAAATAATCAAATTCATATTCTCTAGTTAAAAAATCACTAATGCCGTATATAGCCAATGGATCATATTCGCGTGTAACAATTTTTGTAAAATTGCTTTTATCTGTATCAAACGGCAATAAGATTTTATCGCCAACTTTCGGCGGGAATACATTAAGCATCATTTGAACTGTTTCTATAGGCGTGTACCACTCATCACTTTTAGCACCTTTTATTAATGCTTGTTTCATTATTCACCCTTTACTATGCGCCATATGTTCGTTTCACCACTCATCGAATGCGCATCATATTCAAGCAGCCACTTCAAACAATGCCGCCCGTGTTTAAATTTATCAGGCTTATTTCTAGGCCCCGGACTTGCATAAGTTACCGCTTCAACCCATTCACAATGCGCTTCATATGTGTACCACGGATACATAAGGCAATAGGCTTTTATGTATTGTTGTTTACGCTTTCTTTGTACCAGTTTCATCTTCTATGACTTCCTCACATTCAATTAAGCACGTAATAGGCGATACCGAAACATTTACATTTGAAAATACGTCTTTAAAAGTAATTACCTTTGCATATCCAAGATTAATATTGCTTATTACTGCATCATACACTTCCATGTCGGAACTTCTTTCATATTTATCTTTAAATGACTGCGTTTGATACCTTCTAGTCGCACCATTCATAAATACTGTTATTTGTAACATATTTACTCCTCACCTTTAAAAAACACCAACCAAACCGTTTTACCTCGCCGTTGCCCTAAAATTGGCTCAACAGGCAATAATGGTCGCACTTTTGGTAATGTTATTTGTTCCTCGTTCCATTTGAAGATTAACGTTCCGTTTTGTTTTAGTACTCGCCAACATTCAGAAAGACCTTGCTTTATATCCTCTTTCCAATCCGGCCCTAATTTACCGTATTTTAATTTTAAAAAGGATGTATCGCCAGCACTCACTAAATGTGGCGGATCAAATACTACAAGATAAAATTTTTCATCTTCAAAAGGCATCTTGCGAAAATCTGCAATCACATTAGGTTTTACAATTAATTTCCTACCATCACATAGCGTTGTTTCTAATGTACGGTTATCCATATAAACAGTTTCTTCATGTTCTCTATCAAACCAGAACATTTTAGAACCGCAACATGCATCAAGAATTTTCATTCTTCACACCTTATTTTCAAAAGGGTTTATAGTTTCAAACACCACGAAAGACGTATTGTTGTACCCGTTGCGTTTTTCCCATTTACGAAATACCGCGGTTAATTCTTCTTGTAATTCATCTATATGTTCTTGTTTTACATCTAGTAGATAATCTTCCGACCATTCCGCTATTTCATCGTCAAGATCATAATCTACAACATCATTGATAACCCTTTCAGCATCAACCTTTGGAACATAATAATATGGATTTGCCACCCTAACACTTGGTACTTCACTATCTGGATATGTACTTGCAAAATCATTAACGGCATCTTCAATGCTTTTTTGCGGCCAACCTACATACCCACCAAAACACCAACACCACTCATTCTCATTTTTTACTAGCATTTTTATCACCCTTTAGAACGGAACATTTTCATCGTTGCCTTTATCATCTGCAAAATTTTCAAAGTTACTTTCCGTTGCCGTATCATTCAATGCGGATACACCAACAAAACCGGCTATAACTTCCGTAACATATTTCTTTTGTCCGTTGCTATCTTCATAAGAGCGCGTTTGAATACGCCCCTCTACGAATAAGCGGTTTCCTTTGCGGTAATTTCCTACTGCTTCGCCTAGTTTTCCCCAAGCCACACAGTTGATGAAAGCAGTTTGTTCTTTTGTTTCGTTTGTAGCACTATCAATGTATGTATTGCTTGCCGCTACCGTAAAAGTGGCCACCGCTCGACCACTTTGTGTATAACGCACTTCTGGATCACGTGCTAAATTACCTAAAATTTGTACTGTGTTCATTTTTCCACCTCGTCATTACCTATCTGCAATTCAGCCATATCTGCCATAGCCAAATATACTTTTTCGTGCTTATTTCCTTTATGTGTCTCTTTTACTTTTGCTCTGAATTCAATAATTGTTCCGAAGAAACACCCACATACTACTTTGATTGTTTTATCTCGGCATTTAAAGAATGTTGTGAACCGATTGTAACGACCAGCTCCACCAATAACCATGTAATCATCATCTTTTTTCACCTCAGCATCNNTTAGCATTGCCGGACACCTTAGCATCGCCGTACACCCAAGCATCGCCGGACTGGCTTAAATTTTCTTCTTTTTCAATCCATCCGCCAATTTCACCGGCAACTACACAACCGAAATTTATAATTGCTCTGATTTGCTTAAAATTAATACCAAATACAACTTTAATTTCTCCTGTAAATTCATATTTCTTTTGTTCATTCATTTGTGTTTACCGCCTTTTTAACAATTCATTTCAGTACTCCTAGAATTTTTGCTTTATATTCTTCTGCTATGTCCGCCTTTTCAACTAACCCTTTTAAGTCAATCGGTTCAAACCTTTCAACTTCAACTAAATGCCCATTATCAAGCATCTTAATTTCTGTTTGAGGTGGCATATTGAGTTCTGCTCTTTTTCGTGCTTCTGATAGCAAGCCATTATTTTTAATGCTTTCCGCGATTTCCATACGTTTTTGTTCACGTGCTACCAGTTGTTCATACGCCTTACAGAATTGGCTCATTGCTGCACTTTCATTGTAGCTTTGGCAATTTCTCGGATCGAAGAAACGCCATATTGTTTTAGCAGCAAGCCTTGTAATACCTTCAAGTTCATTAAGACCTTTTTCATACCCAAAACTACTAGCAACCTTTCTAACCTCTTCCCATGCATCTTGCGCAATTAATCGTTCCTCTTTTCCGTTTGCATACCCGGAAATTTCTGCCGCTTTTTTGCGGATAGTTGCAACAGCTGGAACGAATTCACATGTATTAATACATTGTTTAATTGCTTCGGCCAAAGTTACCGGGTTGATATCCTCCAGCATATAGGCGTACATTTTAACCTTTGTATTGTCAATATTCGGATATATCAATAGTTGGCCCGTAGCTTTCAATATTTCCGGTTTCATCTGTTTCCCTTTCTACTGCATCAATTAGTGCGTTTAATTCTGCAACCTTTCGTTCTGTATCCGTCATGGTTGCCATTTCATTACTATTCAAATATGTATCAAAGTGGCTTGGCGCGAATAGAGTTTTAGGTGTTAGATACTTTTCTAGTTTTGTACCTTTCCACTCACGGCATTTTTTATCAATGACTGTTTTAAAATCATCAACGGTATAGCCTTCTTTTAGTCGTGATCTAATTGCCTGTACATATGGTTTAGTTGTAGGTTTAAACTTTGAACCTGTTTTTAGATTAAGATATTCGATAATTTCAAAGTGAGATTTATCTACATCGTCATGTGAAACATGACTATGTATTATCTCTATCTCTTTCTCTATCTCTTTCTCTAACTCTTTCTCTATCTCTCCGTAACCGTTTTGTAACATTGGTGTAACATTGTTACACTCTAATTGTTCTTTTTTTGCTCTGCACTTACGCATTCTGCTAGCCGCAGCAGTTTCGCATCCAGTACTATCTTTTGTATCAGGCAAGTAGTATTCTTCATCGGAACACATTTCAAGTAGTCCACTTTTAAGTAAGTATTGTACAGTGATTTGTACATTCTCTTCCTTTTCATCAAGATCTAATGCGAGCTCTGATGCAAAATCATCTTCAAGTCCATCAAAGTAAAGTTTTCCATCACTCATGATTGAACGTAGTAACATTTTGAGATAGATAATTGTATAGGTATCACCACCTGCAATCTTTCTTAATCGTTTAATTTCTTTTCTTTGGAAGAAGTCTTTGTGCAACTTCAACCAAAAGTATCGTTTAGGTTCGCTCATATGCTAACCATTACTTTTACCAACGCTGGCATATTTAACATTTGGGTTCGTTTGATTAATCACATCTAATACATCCTTTAGCTCTGTAATTTCTTTTTCATTTACTTTGTATTCGGCTTGTGTTTGTTCTAATTTCTCAATGCGTTTCTTAACATATAGTTCAACAACATCAATTCTTTTCATATTGTTTCATCCTTTCCATAATGATTGTTTCTAGCTTTAATTTGGTTTTCTTTGCAAATACTCCGTGTGCTAAGTTTTCATGGCAATATCTACACAAACACGCTAGGTTATTTAATTCACTTGTACCGCCTCTACCCCTAGGCAATATGTGGTGTACCTCTGTAGCAGGTGCGCCACATATTACACAACACGGATAGCCATCTATACTATCTCGTTCGATAGCTTGTGGTCTTGTTATTTTGTAAAGTTTATCGTCATTCCTTTTTCGTTTGTTCATTCCCCCACTCCTTAACCAACGATTGAATGTAATCGCTATCATCAAGTTTTATTCCAAGCTGGTTGCACTCATCAACCAAGCAATCAATAAGCCTTTGCATCTCTGCAACTGTGTATACACTACTTCCGTGGTAGCACATTACATTGTGATAACCTTTTAGGTTTTTACATTCGCCCGCATCTTCTGCTATCCATCCGATGCCGTGTGCTTGCCATATCGTTATGTAGCGTTCGACTGCATCCTCACGGACTGGAACATATGTGAAATGTCCACAGTCCTTTATAGCTTTTTTGTACACATCTTCTTTTGTTGTGTAGCTATTTTTGCTTAGTTCAAGTGCTATGTTTTGACATAACACCCAACAATAAGAATTGGCATTTAAACTTCTTGATTTGGTTTTACGTTTGATTTCTACTGTGTACTCTTTATCAGTAGTAATCTTTGATAGATCATTGTCATGTGGTGCTGGTATTACTACCATTACACCTAGTGTCGAACGTAATAGTTCAATACCTTTTACGCTCCATTTCATAGCGACATTAACCAAGATTTAACTTGCTTTAACTCTGTTAGGTCTAACATTTTTGAAGATGATTTGTTGAAAGTTGTTTTTATGTAAGATGCTACCATTTCATTTTGAACACCTTTCACTTTTACAAGTTCTGTTACTTCATGTAGTATTTGTTTTGTTAATTCTGTTTCATTGTTACTTTGTGCATCATCATCTTCATCCCAAGCCACACCAAGAATAGAGGATAAGGAATATCGGCGTGCATATGTAACAACGCTACCTACACCTTGCGGGTCTTTCTTCATTAATGGCAATGTGAATGGGTCGCTTTCAAACCACTCACCGCTGGTGTGCAACAGAACAGTAACAACAGTTACTTCCTCTTTTGATGTTGATGGTACTTGCAAGAATGACAAGCCATTTTCTGAAAGTACTGGTCTTACTGTTTGTAGTAAACTATCAAGCGTTACATATTTCGCTTTTAAAAAGCCATTTTCTTTTGTGCGTTCTGGATCAGATACTTCCGATTGAAATTTAGCTAGTGCCTTTGCTATCTCTGTTATTGTTTCGCTTTTATTCATTAAATCTCACTCCACTCCACACCTAACTTAATCAACAAATCATTGATTGCTTTCCGTTGTCTTGCGTTAATATTTTTAACAACATATGTTACTGTTTCTGTTTCATCTACAAATGGTGTAACTTCTAATGCTGTATCTTGTTCTATAACTCGTTCTACTGGTTCTTGTGGTTTTTTCGCTTTGAGTTCAATCTCTAATCGTTTTTCAAACTCTGCAGCGATAACACTATCAAGTTCACCAAATGGAACATTATCTACACAATGTTGAATTTCTTCATATTGAATTGGTGTATCTAGTGCATAGTTTTGATTAAATAAGTCAATTTTCATCTTAATCATTTCAACTTTTTCAGCTTGCATACGTTTTAGATCATCATCATTTTGTTGTTGTTCTAATACACCTTTCAGCATTTCTTCAACAGATAACGCTACATCGGACATCTTAGCTGTTTTGTTTTCCCACCATTTATGGTTTGGCATAACTCTGTTTTTATATTCTTCCCTAATGCCTAATGAGTGTGCTTTATCTTCAACCATTTTCAATACTGTTTCTTTACGTTTCATCATCTCTTGTTGTTCAAATTCACCAATTTGATTTGCGATAGGGTTTTCCACTCGGCTTACAACTGCAAGCACCTGTTCTAACTCTGCGGTAAATGTATTGTATGGAATTTTTAACTCACGTTTTTTATCCGTACCAAATCGTGTCAGCTTAGTACGGATAGATACAATCTCTTTTAATACCGACTTCATCTCTTTTAGGTTATCTTCTGTAACAACTAAGCCGTTATACTTTTCTAGTTTTTCTTCAAGGTACTTCGCAAGTTCTGCGTTATTCCATGTCATAGTTAAATTGCTATCAATTACTTGTGGCTCGATAGCTGGTTGTACAATTACATCAACTGCTTCCATTTATTTCTCCTTATACTTGTGTTAAAATATAAATAGAGTAATTTTATATTTTCTCTACTAAGTCCGCTGAACTTCTTCTACTTTTCACCAGCGGACTTTTTCATTTTTATAAAACTCTATTTCTTCTTCCCATTTACTGCTTAGTATCCACATCGTTACACCTAACATACTCTGACAAAAGAATGTCCACATATCGATGTTGTCTAGTTCTAAGCTACCCATACCACCAATAACTAATATTGCTGATATGATTTTCATTCCATTACACAACTTAATCATTTAAATCTCCTGTAATCACTAGCATTTGGCTAGTGATTTTTCTAATTTCACCTCTTAGATACCGATTTTCTGATTGCAAGCGTTCGTTTTCTGTTTGCAATTGTTTATATCTGACAATGTTAAACTCCGTTGTCAGCCCTGCTAATTTCTCAACCTCATTCCGGTTGAATTTCACGCCGGGTATCGGTAACTGGTGTAACTTGCCCTCATTTCTGAGGTTATATACCGCTGTTTCTGATATCGACAGTAACGCAGCAACCTCTTTAACTGTGTACACTAATTTTTCCATAGGTATTTATCAACAAAATATTGTTGTCCCTTTCCTGTAACCTTTGGTGTTTTACTTATGCTTACATGTCCGTCAGAATGATTAATTGCTGTTTCCTTAATTTTGAACAACCCTAATTCCATTGATTTTTGCGTAGGCATATTGTAGTCAGTACCTTTGCGAGAAATTAGGAACCCGTCACGTCTTAACATTTCAAACAGTCTATTTTGACCCATGTTTTCAGCGCCGTTTTGTTTTAGGATTTTAGCAAGTTCACCGATTAGAATGCTTGTATCACTTGTGCTTACGGCATCCGCAAATAACACCTTCGGCTTTTGAGCCTCTAATAAGGCTTTTGTCTTGTTGTGCTCGTCAATTTCATTTGCGTACGCCTTTAACGCCTCTGGCAATGTTCTTGGTATTGCCATGTTATATGAGCCGTATTTGCGAATTGATGGAATTACTTCGTGAGTGATCCAACGTTTAAATCGTCTTGCACTTTCTAATTTGCTCGAAAGAACCAAACTATATAATCCGCTTTCATTAATTAGTGTTGCACCACGTTGCCCGAAACTCGGCGACGTTTTGTCGTTGAGTTTTTTATCTTCATCGTCAACGTGCATTGCTACTGCTTTATTGCCATCTACATAACCTAACGCATCTGCTACATCTTTTCCTACAAAGTAAATTTCATCTCCAACATTAATGATTCTCATCGAACCGAATTCAACATTTTTAAAAATTTGTAATTCGTTCATGTACTCTCCTTTCTGGCCAACTAGCTTTTCATTCATATTAATCCCTTGGTGAAATCATCAACTTCACAATCAAAGTATTTTGCTAATTTAATTAAATTACCTAAACTTGGCGATTGCTCGCCACTTTTCCAACGAGAAATAACACTTTCGCTAATTCCCGTTTCTTTGGATAACCTGTATGCTGTTATGCCTTTGCCATCCATTAGCTCAAAAATTTTTTTTGTTACCGTTTTAGTCATTTACACACCCCCTTTATTTTGATATACTTGCGATATAGCAAGTGATAATATTCCACTACTACACTTGCTATATCAGATTTTTAAAGACGCTTACTTTTTCGTAAGTACCTTATGCTTGTATTGTACTTCCGTTTTTGCAAGTAGTCCAGTAAATATTTTATAAAAATATTAAACAGGATGTTTATATTTAGTGAGGCATATTATGCTATACGAAAAAATAGAAGAATTAATGCACCAAACAGGCGTATCCGCATATCAGGTTTCTCAAAAAACAAAAATTCCGCAAAGTGCCTTTTCACGGTGGAAAAAAGGTGAAAGTGAACCCAGTTTAAAAAGCATTAAAATATTATCAGAATATTTCGGAGTACCAATCGATTATTTTACAAGCAACGCATTTATTGATGTTCAAAAAATAAAAAAAGAGGTTTCAACCAAAAAGGAAGATACCTCTATGATTAATTTGAAAAATGTAAAAGTTATGTTCTATGGGGATTACGAACTAACAGAGCAAGAAAAGAAAATGGTTGAAAGCGTGGTAAAAGGGGTTATTTCATCACGTAAAGACGAAAGGGATAAATTGTAAATAAAGGGAGTGTTAGCATGAAAAGAATGTTACCGATTGTAATAGATGTTATAAGGGAGAATAAATCAAACGATCCTGATGTTATAGCTAAGAATTTAAAGATTAAGGTGCACTACAGAACGCTACCTAAAGCCTTAAAAGGATTATTGATTAAAACGCCGTTCACAAAAGATGTTGTCATCAATTCAAGAATAGATGTTAATCATAAAAAGATAGCACTAGCACACGAATTAGGACATATTATTTTGCACAAAGGAGGTTACAATTTATTAGAAATTGATATGTTGACGGATAGTAATAGGAAAGCAAAAGAATATGAGGCCAATAAGTTCGCATTTTTACTTGTTGCCCATACTTGTTTGCGCAACTCGCCTAAAATGATTGACGGTATTAGAAATGAAAAGTATTTAACATTCAATGACACGGTTGAATTATTAAAGGTGTTTGAAAATACAGGGTGTTATTTAGGGGAGGCGTCATTATGATTTTCGCTTTAATTCCAGCTATTATTTCAGCTATATTTTATTTTATTGGTTTTATAACCGTTTCTGCTGCGTTAGGAATTGTATCAGGGATTATTGCTGTAATTATGGGTGAAGCGTGGTGGTACTCGTTAGGAATTATCGGTTTAACTCTACTATTGCGATATATAATTTTTGCTGAATTTACTAATTTTTATGGTTTTGGATATGCGTTCACGACATCCGTGATATTATCATGCATTGTTTTTATTGTTTTTTATTCTGTATATTTCACAATTTTAAAAAGGATTAAATAATGCAATACAACGTCAGCGTGAGAAAGAAAGATAAAGGCTATCAAGTCATTGTGTCCTATAAAGACGGCTACAGGTGGCGACAAAAATCAAAGCAAGGGTTCCGAACGCAACGTGAAGCCAAGGAATACGGCCACGTTCTCGTTAAGGAATTAGACAAAACCGCACTACTCACCAAAGATACGGAATTGAAAGACTTAACTTTCAAGGAATTTGCGGATATGTTCCTTGAAATAAAAAAAGGCCACGTTACGCACAATACATTAAATATGTACCGCCATGCCGTGGATGCCTACAGTTCTATTAATAATATTAAATTGTCTGACATCAAACCATTACATATTCAAAATGTAGTGAATAAAATGGTTTCTTCGCCTACTACCATCAATTCATACTATAAAGTAGTTAATCGGATATTCTACATAGCAATTAACCCATACAAGATAATTTCAGATAACCCATGCATTGGTGTTAGGTTGCCACGTGTCGAACGTAAGAATATGATCCATACCATTTCCGATGAAGATTTGAATAAGTTCGCAAAATACATGAGGGAAAAATATCCACAAGCCTATTACTTTTTACAAATAGCACGCTATACAGGCATGCGGTTAAGTGAAGTATATGGATTGACGTGGAATGATATAGACCTAAAAAATCGCAAAATTTCCGTCAATAAGCAGCTTCAATATGTCAAAGGTGTAATTACCTTCGAGAAAACTAAAACGGCGAATTCGGTGCGAATTTTGCCAATTCCGCCTATATTAGAAAAGGTACTCATAGAATATAAATCACATGAGTTAGAGTTTGAATATGACCTCGTATTAAACCCATTTAAAAAGAATGGGGTTAAATGTCAAATTAATACGTATATAAAGCAATATGGGGATAACCTATCCGCACACAGTCTTAGGCATACCTATGCCACAAAGCTATTAGCTAACGGTCTTGATGTAAAAACTGTATCATCATTACTTGGTGATACACCGGCAATGGTGATGAAAACATACTTGCATTTTAGCGATGAGATGAAAGCAGCGGCATCAAATGCAGTTGCTAATATTTTTGGTTAAAAATTTTGACGATTTTTGACGAATTGGATATTCAACCATTAAAAGATACAGTAATTAAGCACTTCTTTATACCTATATTCTTAACAATCATATACAATTGAGTGGCATTTTTTATAATTTGAATATCTGCTGTTTCCTTAGCGTTTC